TGCAAAAAAATTTAAGAGCCAATGATGATGTTAGAATACTTGTAGGTAGCGGTCAAGATGCTGAATTTTTTCATGACGGAGCTAACACTTCAATTAGAAATACAACAGGAGACTTACAAATAAGGCAAGCTGCTACCGATAAAGATATAATTTTTCAAGCCGATGACGGTTCTGGTGGTGAAACAGAATATTTAAGAATTGATGGTGGTGACGGAGGCATTAAGTTCTACAAAGACATAAGCAACCAAGCTAACGCAAACCTAGTAATGGGTGGTGGTCAAATAAAGTTTTCTGATGCTGGCCGTTTTTACGCAGGAGACAGCAACGATTTACAAATATATCACGACGGTAGTCATAGTTATATAAAAGATACTGGAACTGGTAATTTAAGAATCGACGCTTCAGACTTTTACGTAAGAAACTCTGGAGGTACAAAAATAGCGATAGACGCATTAGATGGTGCTGAAGTTGCTTTAAGGTATGATGGCTCTAGAAAACTTGAAACAACATCTACAGGTGTTGATGTTACGGGCAACGTGCAGGCTGACTCATATAAAATAAGTGGAGCAACAATACTATCAGGTAACACAAATGTTTCGTTAGGTTCTTCAGGAGCAACAGGAACAATATCTTTAAATACGCATACTAGTACGGCTCTTTATGTTGCGGGTGATGACAACGTGGGCATTGGTAACACATCGCCTTCTGAAAAGCTAGAAGTTACGGGTAACATAGCTGTATCTGGTAGTGTGCAAAGACAAATATCTACTACGCATCATACGTTTACTTTTGGAGCAGCTGGTTCTGCAGCTCAAGATTATTGGATACCGTTTATTGGTAATAGTGAGTTAGCATCACCCAATGTTACACATAGAACTATAGCGCCTTACACTGGTATATTAAAAAAAGCTATTGTACATTCTACTATAGCTTACGGTAGTTCTGCGCAGGTTAGATTCCATAGAATAGATAATGGCACTACCAGCGTGTTTGTTAACGATAATAGTACAGACGATGTAACGACTAATGTTACAGCGGACATGTCTACAGCATATAGCTCCGTAGCGTTTGACTTTACAACTGGCAACACGTTTTCAGCTGGAGATCAAATAGGTGTAAGTTTTGTAAGAAACAACACAGGATTAGGCGATGTTGCTATAACACTAGTGTGGGAATATGAACTCTTTTAATTTTATTATCTTTGTAATATGTCAAAAACATATAAAATAAAAAATTTAAAAACAACGCCTACTAATTTGAGAGACGGATCAATTTTAGAGTCTATGTATGTTTGTAATACAACTGCTACAGATCAAACATTTACAATGTTGTTAGACGATTCTTATGTATACAAAGATGTGGTTATTCCTCCATACGTAAGTTTAGTATTAGAAGGCGTAATTTATTATAGTACTAACGAAATATCTATTACGTCTGGTAATGCAGACAGCATAGATGTAATTTATACATTAAAGTAATGCCAAAAAAAGTATCATGGACATGGGGCGGTAAAAAACATTACGGCACGTTTATTAGAGAAACAAAAGATAAAATTTATGCAAGAACTGTAAATGGTAAAGTAAAAACAATACATAAAAAAAAGAAATAATGCCCGCAAAAAAAGATCCTAGACTTGCAAGAGCTGGAGTTTCTGGTTATAATAAGCCGAAACGTACTCCTAAGCACAAAACAAAGTCACATATAGTTGTTGCTAAAGAAGGCAATAAAATTAAAACAATTAGGTTTGGTCAACAAGGTAAAACTGGCGACAGAACTATGACTAAACGTGCTAAATCATTTAAAGCAAGACATGCAAAGAATATTAAAAAAGGTAAGATGTCTGCTGCTTATTGGGCAAACAAAGTAAAATGGTAAATAAATTTAAAAATATAGGTAAAGACAAGTATAAACACGCTGTGGCAGGTATTATATTTGCGTTGATATTTACAGAAATGGGTATGTCGCCAACTAATGTTTTTTTATTAGTGTTAGTTGTAGGTGTATCTAAAGAGGTGTATGACTATTTAGATTACGGTAAGTTTGATAAATGGGATGTATTAGCTACAATAGCTCCAGTATTATTGTATTATTTATTAACTTCAATAATATAATGTCTGATAAAAAATCTAAATATTATTACGATTACACAAGAAATATGAGTGACGATAAAATAAAAAATAACAAATGTTGTAAACCAATTTGCGATAATCCTGATTGCAAATGCGAAGAAAAACCATTTGATACGTATAAATGGAAAGAAAGTGTACGTAAACTTAATAAGTCAAAGTTCGATAAGCTTAAAGACACTTTAAAAGGATATACATATTGGTTAAACTTTTTAAATTAATATTATGGGATACGGTATGAAAAAGTCTTATGGTAAAACAAAACCAAAGAAAAAAAAGACTGCAAAGAAAAGAAAATAGTGAAACTACAAGTAGTAAGGTTTAGTTCTAGTGTAGAATCTACATCAGGAGCTTTATATGTATTGGAGGAAGAGGGGCGTAAATTTTTATGTTACACTCTTGAAGATGAACACAGAGACATTAAACTTCGTGGTGAGACTCGTATACCTGCTGGTACTTATAAGATTGAGTACCGCACAGAAGGTGGCTTTCACGCTAAGTACAGCAAAAGGTTTCAAGATATACACAAAGGAATGCTTCACATTACTAACGTTCCTAATTTTGACTATATCCTTATTCACTGTGGAAACACAGACAAGCATACCGCTGGTTGTCTCTTGGTGGGGGACACCCAACATAATAACATGGTATGGGAAGAAGGATTCGTTGGTCAGTCTGCGTTGGCTTATAAAAGAATTTATCCTATTATTTCTAAAGCTTTGGATAAAGGTGAAGAGGTTTATATTACATATACAGACTTTGATTAAATAATTTAATATCTTTGCAATATGGCAAATTCTATTTCTTTAACAGGTAAAAATTCTTTTGTTGCTACAGACACTGGTATCAATAAAGAATTGTTTAATTTTAGTATAAATTTAAATAACAGCATAACAAGTGAAGCTGTTTTGTCTGGAGAAGTAAATTTAGTTGATGATACACCTGTAGTTATAAATCAAAAAACTCCTGGCATTGGTCATTATATTTATGTAGAAGTAGTAGACGACCCTAGCAATGTAGGTGTTACAATGATGTATGGCAGCACACCTATATCTACTATGTATTTAGGAGAAATAATGTTTTTAAAACTTAGAAATACATCTGATATAAAATTAAAACAAAACGTTACAGGAGCGCAATCTACGACTGCTAAGTATTTTTTAATTGAATGGTAATATGGCAAAAACTTATAATTTAAAAGCAGAAGGTACATTTACTATAACAGACAACAATGGTTTAGTAATACAAAATTTGATAGATAGTCATACATTTTCTACTATTACATCAGACACTATACAAAGCGGCGTTATAAGTTTAGCTTCAGGGTCTAGCGAACAACTTAATATAAAGCCAATAGGAAATAGAACTTTATTATTTTGTAAAAACAATAACGCTTCTACAGGTATAATAAGATTGTCTTTTGATGATGGAGCGACAAATATTATATCTCTTAGCCCGCAAGAATGGTGTTTTGTTCCTATAGATAAACCTAGCCCTAACATGGACGTATTTGCTACGGCCGCTAGTGCTGATGGAAGTTTAACATATTTATTGATTGAGCAATAAAATTCCCATATGGTTATCTACTTGGTATTTTATAGATTCTAAAAGAAAAAGAACCTATAAAGTATCTGACGTATTTGTAAAAGGAGAGAGTGTTGAGGAGGTTATGAACAATAAAATGTTAGTAAATAAATTTACAGCACTTGCAAATAAACGCAACAAAAGAGTAAAATTGTTATTGAACAAAGTCACACTAGACTCACAACACGGTTATGGCCCTAGATATGATGACGAGAAACTTTTTACAAAATGAACTCTAATGATAAATCTATAATAGAAAAAATAAAGAAGTATCTATTAGCAAACCCTGAAAAATTAAACAGCGACTACGCACAAACTGCTAAATTATTTGAATCTAATTACGAAGCTGTTAGAGGTGTAGCTCGTAGACTTCGCAACAAATTAACACCTACAAATAAAAATGAGAAGACCTCGTTTACAGAAAACAAAGATGGTGCTGTTGTTACCTGTGAAGACAGTAAAAGAGTCAAAAGTCTGGAAGACCTTCTCAAAGCTTGTCATGTAGATACAAATGTTTGGGAAGTAGAAAAGTACGATATAGGTACTTATGAGGTAACAGGTTTTGATAAAGCTAAAAGACCTATAACAATACCAATGTATAGGACGAAAGCATGGTTAAAGAAAATAAACCCATTACAAAATATAGTTAAAATAAGAGAGGAGCTAGTTGAAGACTTGACTCCTCTTTTTGCATCTACCACAAAACATATTATACGTCCAGACAGCTATAAAGATGACGACCCGCATTTATTAGAAATTAATGCATTTGACTTACATCTTGGTAAAATAGGAATAGACGGTGACGATTATAGTTTAGATATAGCTAGACAAAGAATGATAGACGCGTTAACACATCTTATCAAGCGAGCTAGCGGATACTATATTAATCAAATATTATTTATAGTTGGTAACGACTTTTTAAACTCTGATGGTGATTGGCCTATAGTAAGCACAACAAAAGGTACTCCGCAATACAATACTGACAAAGGTATTGAGATATATAGGGCGGGAAGAAAGTTGATAGTAGAGTGCATACAAATGTTAGTAGAGTATGCAGACGTACATGTTTGTGTGATACCAGGTAATCACGACAGAGAGTCTATGATGCATATAGGTGACGCTTTAGAGATGTTTTATGAAAACAACGAAAATGTCACAGTAGACAACAGTAACTCTATGATGAAGTCTTTCGTATATGGAAAATGTCTTATAGTAAATGATCACGGTGACGGCCCTAAACTTAACGACTTACCAGGCATAGTGTCTCAGCGATATAGAGACGTATGGAGCGATGTTCGTTATGTTGAGGTACATAGAGGTCATTTACACACTAACAAAGCTTATAAAATGCAAGCAGTAGAAGAACTTAACGGACTTACAGTTCGCAATTTATCTTCTATGTCTGCAACAGATGAGTGGCATGACCAAAAAGGTTATGTAGGTAATATAAAAAAGGCTAGTGCTTTTGTGTGGAGCGCATACAATGGCGTACAAGCTAAATTAAATTATAATGTAAAGGTATGAGTATATTAGGTAAAATATTTAACAGTGGCGCTAAAGACTTAGTAGACAGCGTAGGTAATGCAATTGATAAAATACACACAAGCGCAGAAGAAAAAGAACTTATAAAGCACGAAATAAATAAAGCTATCTATGAGTTTGAAAAAAGTATGCAGGCAGAAGTAACTAAACGTTGGGAAGCTGATATGAATGGTAATTGGCTAACAAAGTCTATTAGACCTTTATCTTTAGCATTCTTATTATTAGTGCTTACAGTATTTACATTAGTAGACTTTGGTTACGTAGACATGGACATCAAAGATTCTTGGATTGACCTATGGCAACTATTAGCCATCACAGCCTTTGGAGCATACTTTGGAGGACGCTCGTACGAAAAGATTAAAAAGTAATTATCTTTTATAAGGACTTTTATTATATTCTTTTAATAATAAAGAATCAATCTTTTTTATTAGTCTTTCGTAGTACCTTTTTAGGTTCTTCAGTTTCTGTACCCTTGTTGCCATATTTCTTTTTTAATTGATTAGCATATCTAATTGCCGCCTTTATAATAGCTGTCTTTGATTGTTCCATAAAATGGTCTTGATTTTATTCCTGTTGATGTATTATACCCTGTGCTTGGGTAGTTATAACCAAACATCATTTCAAAAGCATAATCTTCTTTGATTACTTTAGGTAAATCTATATACCTAGTTTTTGGATCGTTTTCATCTACATATTTAATTATGCTTCTATTTACTCTACCCATCCTTCTCCTTCTTTATAATAAAATTTTACGTTTAAATGTTCATCTATTTCCGAGTCTACATTAGGGGGGACACCTTCTATCACCCAATCGTGTGATATATTGTAAAGGTCTTCCACCCCTTTTTCTATAGCCTCCTCTAACTGGTCGTTAGACTTTATATAATATTCTACTTCTATTTTAATTTTAACATATGGCATTATTCCCAGGGTCTTGGTTTGCGTTTGACTGTGCCGTCTGGCCCACGTCTTATAGCTCCCCATCCTCCATGTTCTCTTATTTTATCCATGTATGTGTCACAACAAGTAGCTTCAGGGTAATATGATTTACCGTCCATTACTTTAATAGTATAAGTAGATACAGTTTTTTCAGACTTACATTTACTACATACAAACTTTGACATTACAAATCTTCTTTTAATATGTTATAAATTTTAGGATCTAAATCCTTAATTTGTTTATAAAGTTTCCTAGCTTCTCTTTTAGCTTCGTCTAATTTATACTTAGGAACGTCAATTCCTGTTGCTTCATTAATCAAATTGTGAGCTTTGTATAACAGATTGCTAGTTCTTTTTTTCATTTTCTTCATCATTTATTGCTATTTTTAAAAGTACTAAATATCCTATTAAATCATCCACAGTATCCAAAGTATTTTTATTAATACCTTTATTTTTAATTCTCATCAGCTTATCATCTATCCTAGCTGATATACTATTTACTGCGTTAGCCTTGCTAAATATGTTAGCAGGTTTAGTTGCTGAATCTCCGTATTGTTTGTTTTTTTTAAGTAAAAGTCTCAATACTTCTTCCATGTTTTTTTTGATAAGATACTGCGTATCTCCAGCGTGCTTACTTTTTGTCATCTTTTAAAATTTCTAATTTAACATTTAATATAATATCCATCATAACATCATAAACTTCTTCAAGCTCTTTGCTGTTATTCATTTCTCTAACGACATCTGTTTCGTATCTTCTAGACACATTAAGTAGTGTATTAAACTTTTTCTTTAACACTTTATGATGTATACCTTTGATACCATATAACTGTTCGTTAAAACACCTGAAGGTAGCTATAAGTAATGTTATGTCTACCTGCTGCTCTTTTGTTAATTTCATACTTAATCTAATAATACCATATATGCCTCAGCATTGTTTTTTCTAAACCAATCTAAACCTTTTCTAAGGTCTTCAACTGATTCATCATCATACATACCTAATTCCATTAAGGTAGTTGAACCCATTACAAAGTCATACATAGATAGTTCTATGTTATTTAAATATATAGACTCGCCAGTAAAGCGATTAGCTACTTCAGCTCCTTCACTGTACAAATGTCCTTCAAACCATTTTGGTAATTTTTGCTCTTTAGTTTTCATAATTAATCTTTTAAATATTCTCTAATTCTTGATTCACTTAGTTTTAAATTTTCTGCTATACGTTTTATACTCCAACCTTGAAAGTTTAAGAATTTAGCAAGCATAGCCTTTTCTCTTGTGTCAGGTTTAATTATGTCTTGCCATTCTTTAGATATACTGTTCCAGTTTTTCATGATAATTTACTTTTTAAATGTTCTATAATGTTATTCATTTTACGTCTATAGTATAAGTCAAATTCTACTATAGTTGATACGCCCTCTGGATTCATTTCTCTAGGCTGTTCTTTTTCCCATAGTCTATAGATTACATTACGCATTCTTTGACTTGGTGTTTTAGTTTCAAACTCAGCCTCCTGGCCAGCAGTCTCAACTAAGTCTACCATTTCTTTTTGAACTGGCGATGTAGATATAACTATGTATCCAGGTTGCTTTAATAAACCAAAAAGTCTCGCCATTGTTTCAGGCGATAACTCAGGTGTTCCTAATGTTACTTTTAATGATGAGTCGACCATTGTTCTAATGCCGTCTACTCCTCCTTCAAATACTACTGTGTTTTTCATTGTTTTATTTATAAATATCTTCCGATGTTAATGTTACTAAATTTAATTCACCATTGAATTGCTCATACTTTTTTGGATAATAGTTTTCAGCAATACACTGTTGATAAGTTTGCAATAGACTATCTATGTGCAAGTTTGCTTCGTCCATAACAGACCTGTCTAGCTCAAACATAGCTATTTCATATGGTGCTTCTTTTTCTACTACAGCAAATACAAAACGTGCATCTGGACTTACTAGGCCATTAGCTTGTAATCCGCGTAAATAAAATGCAGCTTGTCTGTCATAACCAAACTTTCTAATACTAGATGTAAAAGCAGATACAGACGTAGTAGTCTTTAAATCTACAACTAAGTCATCATTGTCTCTACGTAAATCTATAAGGCTCTTACATTTAATTACATGGTTTTTACCATTTTTATCTTGTACTTTTTCTTCCCATATATTTACAGACTCTGCCACACCTTCATTAGATGTAAACAGTTCAGACATAGTTTTATTATTATAAACTGCGTCTTTCATTGCTAGTATTCTAGAATATTGATCAGTTGTTATTACAACTTTATCACCTGCTTTAGACATATGCTCAGCAAATTCTTCTTTGCCAGCTTTAGTTCTTTTGTCAAGCTTAGGCATTACATAATATAAATCATCAAATTTATCAGACTCTAGCACTGCACAATGAAATGCAGAACCAAACGTCATAGCATCAGTCGGGACAGACTTTTTATCTATTTGCGACTTAAAGTATGCAGGGCTTTGTTTTAACCAACTGAGCATTGAGTTTGTAACATGCTCTTTATCATCATAATAGTTCTCTTGTGTTATCATAGTTTTAGTTTTGTTTTAGATCTTGTTTTCTAAATTCTCTTTTGTATAGTTCGTAGTTAGGTAAGTCCTTAGCGCTACGCTCTATGTCTTCATGCAATTCGCAAATCTTTTTATATAAATCTTCATAATGTTCTGGTGTTTTATGTATGTTTTTCATTTGTTCTAACACATGTTCTACCACCATTATAGTATACTCTTGATTTGATAGTGCATCTAAATATGCTTTCTCTTTCTTTTTATTAAACATAATTATATTTTAGTTCTTTATTAGTTTGTTTTAATTCTTTGATTTCTCTTTTTAGTTTAAACATTTCAGTTTTAATATCTTCTATTTCTTCTTTTTTAGAGTTTATATTATCTCTAAGAACATTGTTAGATATTAATAACCTGTGTACTATGTCTGCGTGTTTGTCTTTATCATCTAAGTATGACCTAGCAAACGAGCTTGCAACAGCATATGCATTAAAATAATCTTTGTATATCTTGCTTAACTTATCATATTCTTTGACGTGATATATAACAGAAGAATGGTCTCTGTTAATTAACTTGCCACAATTATCTAAGCCTAAATCAAATACACGTCTTAATACATTTGATACTATTAATCTGTGAAATACTAGCTCACGCTTTCTGCTTCTAGACATAAACTCTTTCTTAGTTATTTTATGTTTAACTAAATAATCTTCTATAAAATTTTTTGCTTGTTTCATTATAATACTTTTATAATTACACCTGGGTTAGCTTTATCGTATGTATATGGCTCAAATGATGGTATTATGTTTTCACAGTTATCATCTTCTAACCAACCATACTTAACCATTAGGTCTTGAACAGTTTGACACGGGTTTATGTAATCAAACTTATGTTTAGATCCCCTAACAAATGTAAATGATATTTTATAGGGGGCTGTCTTACCCTCCAACAAAGACTTAAACTTCTCCTTGTTCGATAAGTAATCAGCTTTTGTAGACTTGATGTATTTCATCACAGTCTTAGAATGGATAAGCATTTTGCCCGTCCATCTCTTACCGTTTTTGCTAGAGGGTACATTACCCCCTATAAATATCTGGTTCATAATTTAAAATTTAAAATGGTAAGTCTGCATCTTCATGCGACTGAGAAACCACTTGAGGTTCTACGTCCATTTTGTTTAATGAAGATAATAAATTCATATCATCTTGCGATAATGTTTTATTGTACTTAGAATCATAGGTCAACTTTTTACCCATAGCAGAAGACCACAGGTATTTAACTGCTGTTTTCTTTTCTGGTTGTTTAGTATCTCTATTCTTACCAATGTATTCTTCAGAAACAAAAGCACATTGTACTCTTTTGTTAATTGCTGCTTTACAAGCTATAGCGTCTGTAGTAAATTCTTTTACTCCACAGTTCATAAGAAAATCTTTAAGCTGTTTCTTTTTCCAGTCTTTAGACTTAGAGCTGTCAGTTTGTTTAACTACCCAAAATCTAGCGCTAGCTTGTTTGCCACACTCTGTTAGCATATAAAACTCTATAAATGGTGAACCACCATATCCTTCTATTTCTGTAGAGTTTTTAACACCTGTAACAGTACAGACGTAGCCGCCTGGTGTTACTCTGTCTGGGTACTTACCATCTTTCTTAAAGTTAGTGTTCCCTCCTTTAAATTCTGCTAAATTAAAAGCTTCCATTTGAATCATAATTTTAGTTTTAAATATTAAATAATTACTTTTTCCAGTTAAATCTTACTTTACCATTTTGGTCTTTGGCAGCTAACTGGATTAAACTGCCTTTATCATCGCGCTTTGCGCCCCAAGTCCACTCTTTGAGTTTTAATCCCCAAGTAGCTTTAGCACGACCTCCTACCTCTTGGTATTCGCCTTGCTCTAGTTTGACTTGTATTAAAGGAAAGTCGTACAACTCACGACCTATACCCCAATTAAAGCATGCACGCTTGAATGCATCTGAAGCTTGACCTTTCTCAGCCTCAGTGTTAGACTCTGTACCTACGTCTTGTTTACTAACCCACTGATTAGTAGTCGGGTTATATACAGACACAGTACAGTAAAGTCTACCATCTTTTACCTCGTAGCTTTTGCTCCAGTTCTCTGGGCCTACAACTGCGTCTAAGACATTCATATCATATCTTGCGTCTTTGTAAGCTAAGATTGTAGCATAGCCACCCTTGTTAATTGATTGTACTCTGAAGTCTATCTGCTCCATTTCCACTGGTTGATTTAATTTTTTAAAATCCATAGTTTTACTTTTTTCTTGTTTCATATCGTTTTATATCTCTGTTAAGCTTTTTTAGTGTTGCTACTGCCAAAACTATCTTAATGAATCTTCTTATAAGTATTGGTGATTTACTTGTAATAAGTATAAATCCTATTTCTTTGAAGACTCTATGTAAGATTGATTTGATTGTAGCTTTACTGAAGCCAGTACGTTCAGATACTCTACTTATGATACGTTCATAATTAGACATAAATTCTCTTTTTGCTACGCTAAAGTAATATTAATTTTTTACTTTTTACGCATATTTTTAATTTTTATTAACAAAAATCCTAACCCAGTTATAGCTATAAATGGTATAAGTTTTATTGATAATATTGCTGTAAAAATTAAGGCTAGCATTCCAATAAATGCCCACCCTACAATATCTATTTCGTTCATATTCTTGACATAAATTTAGTTCGACTTGCGTCAAAGTTCATATTAATTTCTCCTACACCTATATTACGACCTTTAGCAAATATAATCTGCGCTAGGCCAGCAGAATCAGTGCCGTCTTCGAGTGAGGGGATGTTGTAGTATTCAGGTCTATATAGTAGACAGACTATATCCGCTGCTTGCTCGATTTCACCTGACTCTCTAAGGTCAGACATAGTAGGTTTAGGATTGCCTCTAAATGATACACCTCTGTTTAGCTGTGATAAAGCTATAACAGATATGTTAAGTTCTTTTGCAAGGTTTTTAAGCGTCCTTGCAACCATTGAGACTTCTTGTTCTCGAGTTCCGTTTTTCTTTCCTTCAACGGAGACGAGTTGGAGGTAGTCGATAAGTACAACCTCAACATTGTCATTAATAGCATATTTTCTAATTTTAGATGTTAAATAGTTTAGTGATGTTCTTTTACAATCGTCTATTCTAAGAGGTAAACTTTCTATTACGCCTATAGCTTTGTTAACTAATGCTAACTGCTCTTTATCTATTGCGCCTTGATTAAGCTCTCTTAGAGATACACCAGACTCTACACTAATAAGTCTTTGTAGTAACTGTGGGGCAGACATCTCGTAACTAAATATAGCTACAGGATGTTTAGTCTTAACAGCATTGTACGCAACATTTAAGGCAAAACTTGTTTTACCCATAGAAGATGCTGCACCAATAATTGTCAAGTCTGTAGGCTGCCAACCATTTGTAAA